CTGTGTAACTTAAATTACTATTAAAACCAACTGTCGTTCCACTTACTGGTGTATTAATTTGTCTACGTAAATCTCTTCTTAAAAATGCAAACTCATCATATGGTAAAAATCCAGTAAATCTATTCGCACCATCAAGTCCATTTGTTCCATCACCAGCCAAGTATAAATTTTCACTTAAATAATCGTAAGGAGTATCACCACTATACATGTTACGGAAGACCATTTTCATCTTACCGTAAATTTTATAATCAATACTATCTTGTCTTTCTTTATTGAATAATTTTTCTAAATCTAAAACAATGTCTCTATCACCAAGTCTCATTAGGGACTCGGACGATTCTAAATTAACTTGTAATGTTAAATCTTGTTCCTCGGCTTTCTTGTACCTTTTATTAGGTAATAATATTTCTTTATTCTCTTCCATTATTCAGCTGGTGGGAACGCTCCCTTCGGACCAAATAGGTCAATAAATTTATCAAGCCCAGTTTTACCGGCTTTCAGTCCAAAATAAAATTGGAACGGTGTAGAAAGTATTTGTTTACTACCACTATAATAATCTGAAGTTGGTCTAATAATAAAATCGACATTGATTGTCCATGATTGTGTTGACCAACCTGTAGAACCATCGTTACCAGCGGGACCATTTCTTGTATATAATGTACCTACTGTTGGATTTAATATTGAACCACTTGTAACCGCTAAAACAGTGTATCCTGGATATTGATTATTATAATCTTGTAATAATGTTCCAACAGATATTAAACTACCTGATTGTGTTTTACCTGTGATTACATCATCAAATTCAATTTGGTCTGTTGTGTTACCTGTAATTGTTAATCCGGCAAAATTATATGTGATGGGTAATAACAAATATTTGTCAGATATATCATCATATGTACCCGTATAAGAATAACCATAGGTCATACCTTGTAATGGTTGTGTTTGTATTGTGGTATAATCCCAAGATTGGTCATCTGAAGTTGCTTCATTTGTACCACCGAATCCTGTTCCCTTTTTATCCCATAAATGAAAGGGTACAATTTGTGATGATTCTGTTAATCTTCCCGGTTCATTTAATGATGCCCTAACTCTTTCACCATCATCGTTAAATTCTAATGTAATTGGTGTTGCTCCGTAATAACCATTTGGTTTAAATACTTGTGGATATAAATCAGGGTCAAGTACTTGATATGAGTAACCCAAATATTTTGGACTTTGTAAATCAAATGGTTCTATTCCAGTTTCACAATTTGTTGATATTAATTGTAAAATATCACCATCTAAAACATCACTAAGTTTAATTGATGAAAATCCTGAATTTGTAAAAAAATCTTTTAGTTCAAATTCACTATTACTAACATCTAATCTATAATTTATTGTTAATCCTAAAATCTCACCAAAGTTTTGATATGAAGTTGCACCAATTGACCTTACAACTGAAGAATTAACATCTAAAGTTGGGTCTGTTGTTATTTCTTTTATAAATTCATCTCTTGGTCCTAAATCAACAAATGTGGTTGGAGTTCCGATTCTTTTATACACACTTGAATTACCGAACGTTTCAACTGATGGAACAAATGTTCCGTTAAATTTAGTTGACCTATAATAAAACCTTCCTTGTGTAACAACAAATCTAACAACGTCTCTACAATATTTTGCAGTGTTTTCGTTTGCATTATTCACAGCATCGGACATTTTTTTAGCTTTAAATTGAAAGAAATATAATGAACCTGATAACCAATTGTCAATAAAAGCATAATTTACAATTCCACCACAAAACATTTTTCCAACTCTTTTTCGTCTTCTATATTCTATAAGGATATCAAATAATCTTTTGTTAGATAATGAACCTGGTGTTATATAAAATCCTCCATTTGAAAATTCGCTATAACCTGATTTTGTTATTGGTGAATAAGATTCTCCTTCATAATTTGTTGGTAATTTAAAATTAGTGGTATCGGATAATTTTGTTGCCGTTACGTCCAACCCTGGTGTGTATACTGTTGTTTCAGTTCTTCCTGTACCAACATAATATATTGCAACTAATGATTCATTATATGGTACATCATAAAGTTCACAACCTGATTCAAGTGTAACTAAATTACTACTTGGGTTAGATGTTGCGTTTTTATCTTTAATAATTAAAGTATATAGTGATGAGTCTGAGAAAAAACCAGATGTATCATCAAAAAGTATACCTCCACTACCATCATCACTGAATGGTGTGTCATCTAAACTAATGTTATTACCATAAAATGAAATAACATAATCACTTTGTCTATTAATAAAATCATTAATATCAACTAATGGGCTTGCCGTACCAACACAAATACCAACATCAGGAACTGCACTATTAAAATTAGCAGCATTTAAAATTCTATATGATTGATCTCCAGAACCCGTAATTTCTATCGTACCAACTTGACAATATTCTGAACTTGTTGATGTACTACCTTGTATACCATATAAATTATTAGCATCATTACACTCTTCACATTCGGGATATGTTATTAGGTACAAAGCTCTTTGTGATGAATCTTGAATTCTATACGCAAATTTTCTAATAGATCTTGACAATCTTTTAATTGGGAAAAAATCAACAGCATCTGCAAGTCCATGAAATACTTTAGCAATGGTGTTAAAAAATGTTAATGTAACAACATTTATTAATTGTTCAAAAAACAATAATACGTCGGCAATTAATAATGTAAATGTATAATTCTTAAGTCCAAAATTCACAGGAGGTGTTAAATGATCACCACAATCTTCTTCTTCATTGGGTACTAATTCTTTAAGACCTATAAATCTATCTTTAGTGAATAGATTATCATTATGATATGAACTTTGAAATGATGAAACAGTATAAACTTTATTATAATTAAATCTATAGAAATAATCTTTCGGAAAATACTTTCCATTTTCATTATATAAAATCCCTAATGACCCGTCATTACTAACTGCAGTTGTTGGATAATCAGCCCAATCTAATGACCATGCATACGATTTATCATCTATAGTCCAAGTAGTACTATTATATGAACCATACTCTCTAATGTTTGGAATTAAAAAATCAGCGTTTTGTCTAACTCTTGATAAATCATTATCATTTATGTTAATTCTTGCTCGATAACATGCGGAAGTCGCAACTCCTTTATTTGGGTCATTTGTTATTTCATTTTCACCAAACTCGTTAGTGTAAATGAAATCCATATTCATTTCCAAAGGAATTACAAAACCACCATCATCTGGAACATCTTCATTAAGAATTACCTCCTCTAAGACTGGTTTATTATTTTCATCTTTAACCGGTGTGAATCTAATTAATTCTACTTTAGCCGATTTGGCAAGTAAGTCACACTTACGTCCCATCTTAGCCCTTGGTACACAAGTTTTACTTATTGAATTTTTTCCACCGTCAGTGTAAACTCCTCCGATTAAATATGCTTTAGGTTTTATAGTGACACCTCTTTCTGTCAAATCAAAATCAGTTCTTGTTAAACCAATTTCACAATAATCTTCATTACCCCAAAATGGATATACTTCAATTGATTTATTATATGAAATAATTTGAGGAAGGGTTATTAAATCTTCTGAAGATTTAAATTTGTATTTGTTTTTAAATTTATCAACACCAGCACCTTGTCTCATTAAATCATATGGTCTTAATGAAAACGCTCCAATGTCTGATAAATCTACATCGACATGTAATGTTTGGTTACCTAATGGTACACCCCAAATCATAAAATCACCAGCCTCATTAGTTTTAACCGTATAAGAATAATAGGTTTCGAAAACCTCCAAAATTTCTTCTCTTGTTAAAATATCGGTTTGGTCAAAGAACGTACCTGTTGGTTCATGTCCTCCGTGTTGTTGTCTAGATGGTAATAAATTGTATTTGTAACCCGCCTCATTTTTGTCATCAGCCTCTTTATATGGATATAAAGCTGAAATTACGGGGTCATTTTTGTGTTCGTCTTTTAACGGAACAAATATTGAAACTCTTGCATTTGGTATACCTAAACCATTGTTAACCGAAATCCTACCACAAACAACACCATAATCTGAGCAAAACGAGGCGTACGCGTCTTTCTGACTGAACTTTAAAGATAGAATTTCTAACAATTCATAATCTTGCTTTAGTTCGACGGTAATCTTGTTGTCCTTACCAACGTTGGTTAAAATTCTATGTTTTTGCATGATTCTTATAATAAATAGAAACGATCGGGTTTTCTATTATTATAACGAAAAAACATTTTAATATGTAGTCGTTCCTAATGTTTTAGTTCTAACTTTGATATCGACATTTGGGAATCTAATTTGGTAAATTTGGTTAGATTTCATAAAAATAGTCATGTCACTCTGTTGTATCTCTTTGGTACTATCATTTACGTATGATTGTGAAACTTCAGCAGATGAATATTGGCCACCGATTTTATTGAAAACTCTAACATCAATTACGTTGATTACACCATTTTCTTGACCAACTTGTCTAATCAAATCACCAACAAATAACGGGTCTCCCATCTTTCTTTTATCAAATGAGAAGAAATCAATCGTATTGTTAATTGTTGTTTTTATGATATCAGAAGGGTTTTCATTTTTATCAATAATCAAATCAATTTCCAATCCTAAGTCTATAACCTCACCATTTGCAATATCTATGTAATCATTTATCATTCTATATTCAGATAGATAATTAATGATATTATTTTTTAATGTGTTAGAAACTGTGTCAGTTAAATTACCTTTATCATCATATGATAATATTTTGATTTTAACCTTATTATCTTCTTCCATGACGTTTACCTTAGCCGGTGCTCCGAAAGTCGATGGCATGACCTCTATTAACGATTTATAGTCATTTAATGTAACCGCCCTATCTTGTGCTGCGAAATTATATGAAATCATATTTCTTAATTCCTCAATTGTTGGTTGGTCAGCACCACCTACCGCAGGTGTGATATTAGTAACTTTTAAAGATTGTATGACTTGAGTGTTTGTTGAACTAACAGGTCCGTTTACATTGAATTCGACAGTATCAATACTGTTTACGACGTTTACACCTACGTTTGAATTTTTACCACCACCAATTCTGTATTTTACGAATAATGTTGTATCTGTTTTTGGTACTGCACCTAATGATAAATTGTTTAAATAACTCGCTAAATTCACTTTTAATTGACCCGTCATGTAATTATCCAAATTATCTAATGGATTAACAGTCCCAGAACCAAATATCAATGAGAAATATCCTTCAGGTGTATATTCAGTTATAAACTTATTTGTAACGTCTTTGTAGACTCCAGATTTAAAATTATCCTTATCTGAAACCGCCGTTGAATCGGGTATAAAAACTCTATTTTGTATTAAACTTTTAACTTCATACCACTTATTTGTGGTTGTTAAAAATTCACTTGGTGTTGGGTTTGCACCAAATGACGTACCCTCTTTATGTATAATTGAAACAACACCTAAAACATTTTGTTCAGGTAAAAATAACTTCAAGAACGGTTTTTGATCTGTTTGATTTATAATTTTTCTATATATTTTACTAACACCGTTAACAACCGCATCTCTTTTTGTGATTGTGTAGGAAACTAAAGTGTTATTTGCATTAAAGTTTGGTATTTTAAGTCTATTTGGTTCCCCTTTAGTGTTAAATGGACTAGAGAAATCAATATCCTCTAATGTTTCAAAAACTTGTCCACCACCTGAAACTTGAGCTCCTGTTTTTAAAATACCCAAATATCTTTCATCTTCCTTGTCTCCTCTAACAGGTACATTTATTGAGAAATCACACAAACAAACCGATGGTCTGTTACCGGGTATTTTAAGTCCGTAGGTTTTTGCAATGTGATATAACGATTGTCTTTGTTGAGCAAAGTCCAACATAGTTTCTTGCCAAACCCTATCAATGTGATAATGTAAGTTATCGGTAACAGCCGCGTTTAAATCTAACAATACAGAATATATTGACGCATCATTGGTGTTTTTAACCAAATCAGGATAATATTGTTTAGTTAGGTTTACTAATTCCTGTCTTAAACCCGCAAAATCACGGGTTGCATATGATATTTTTTTACTCATCTTAAATGTTTAATATTACAAAATCTGAAGTTGAAAATGCTCCATTAGTTACTGTGTATTCAATTTTTACTTTGGCAGTATATGGTTTGGTTGAATGGTCGGAAACCCTGAATAGTCTTTCATCTTCCATCATGTTAAATGTGGTTGTTTCATCGGGGTCATCCTCCGCGGACATGACATTAATTGATGTGATATCTAAATTAGGGATATAGGTTTTTACCGTCTCTCTAATCTCACTTTCAATCAATCCGAATGTTACCATATCGTTTTGGTCGAAGATAAATTGATATAAACGGGTACCAAAATCAGGTAAGAAATATCTACTACCTTTTCTTGTCAGTAAAAGATGAATTAGGTTTCCTCTAATCTCTCTTTCTGCCTCTCCTGTCATTTTTAAAAACTTTCCTTCTAAACTATCTCGGAAAGGAAAATCTATACCATATGTCGCCATACCTATAAATATAAACTAATATAAAATGGTAATAAATAAAAAAATCCAGCCGAAGCTGGATTTAAATTAGTGTCTTAATATTCACCCCCTATATTCTCAAGACCTGGGAGTACTCTTCAAGGGGTCTCCCATTATTTTAAGAACCACATCCCTCACAATCAAATGGAGAGTCTACTGGTTTTTCCGATGTCATTACTACCTCAGGTGTTTCTTCACTTATTAAAGAATTATTTTTTGGTACTTCAACATTATTTACTGATGACGTTTGTTCAATTGGTTTTGATGTTGACATATCCACACCCAAACCTTTAATTGCATCCACCGCCGCTCTTGTTCTTAAATAATACATACCCGTTTTTAACCCCAATTTCCAACCAAATAAATGTGCGGCTAATAATTTGGGTTTGGTAGCGTTATCCACAAATAAATTCAATGATTGTGACTGATCAATAAAAACACTTCTATTGGCTGCCATTTGTAAAATTCTCTTTTGTGACATTTCCCAAACGGTCTTATATACTTCCTTCATTTCTGTAGGAATTTCAGGTATGTTTTGAACTGAACCATTTTCCATGATTAGTTTATTTTTAATACCTTCATTCCATAAACCAATTTTTATTAAATCATAAACCAAGTGTTTATTAATCATAATAAATTCACCACTTAATGTTCTACGAGAATATAAGTTAGTTGTAAACGGTTCAAACGCTTCATTATTACCTAAAATTTGTGCAGTCGATGCAGTTGGCATTGGTGCAACTAATAATGAATTTCTAACACCATTTGTTTTAATTTCTTTTCTTAAAGATTTCCAATCCCAACGACCTGATAAATCTGAATCTTTTTTACCCCACATTTCATATTGTAAAATACCCTTTTCAATTGGTGAACCTACAATTGTTTCATATGGACCAAATTCTTTCGCTAAATCTTTTGATGAAGTTAATGCCGCAAAATAAATTGTTTCAAAAATATCTGTTTGTAATTTATCAGCCATTTCAGATTCAAAAGGTAAAGCCAATTTACACATTACGTCCGCCAAACCTTGAACACCTAAACCAACAGGACGATGTCTAAAGTTTGAACGTTTAGTTTCTTCGGTTGGGTAGAAGTTTAAATCAATTACATTGTTTAAGTTCTTAACAACTTGATATGTGTATTCATAAAGTAACTCATGATTGAATTCTCCATCAAGGATATATTTTGGTAACGCGATTGATGCTAAATTACAAACTGCTTGTTCAGTTGGTGAACTATATTCAATAATTTCTGTACATAAATTTGAAGATTTAATAGTACCTAAATTCTTTTGATTTGATTTATAATTCGCTGGGTCCTTGTATAACATGTAAGGTGTTCCCGTTTCAATTTGTGCAGTTAAGATTGCGTCCATTAATTTTCTTGCCTTAACTACTTTTCTTGCCTTACCATCCTTTTCATATGATTCATATAAACGAGTGAATGCTTTATCTTCAGGACTGTCGTAAGCGTCGGATAATCCTGGCGCCTCGTCAGGTGAAAATAGGGACCAATCTCCATCACTTTCAACACGTTGCATAAATAAATCGGGAGTCCACATCGCTAAGAATAAATCTCTCGCTCTCATTTCTTCCTTACCATGATTCTTTCTTAAATCAATAAAATCAAAAATATCTGAATGCCAAGGTTCAAGATAAATAGCAAAAGAACCTTTACGTTTACCACCTTGATTAATCCATCGAGCAACCTCATTGTATGTTTTTAACATTGGTAACAGACCATCTGAAAGACCTCCTGTTCCTTTTATATAAGAACCTTTGGCTCTAACATCATGAACGTGTAAACCAATTCCACCAGCCCATTTAGAAATCTTAGCCACATCTTTGATTGTATCAAACAACCCATCAATATCATCACCTTTATTTCCAATTAAAAAACAAGATGACATTTGAGCTCGTTTTGTGCCGGCATTAAACAGCGTTGGGGTTGCATGTGTGTAATAATGTTGGGATAAGTCATCATAAATACGAATCGCAGTTCCAACATCACCTTTACAAATACCTACCGCGACTCTCATATACATGTATTGTGGTCTTTCAATAATACGTTCACCTATCTTTAATAGATATGAACGTTCTAATGTTTTAAAACCAAAATAATCGAAATCCAAATCTCTTTCTTGGTGAATTGAACCGTCAAGTGATTCTTTATTGTTCATGACAAACTCATAAACTCCTTCATCAATTAAAGAAGATTCTTTACCTGTTTTTGGTTCAATAAAAGAATATAGTTCTTTAATACATTGTGAAAATTTCTTATGAGTTGTTTTATGTAAATTAGAAACGGCAAGTCTTCCTGCTAATTTTGAATAATCAGGATGTGTTGTGGCCATCGCCGCCGCAGTTTCTGCAGCAAGAACATCTAATTCAGTTGTAGAAATTCCATCATATATTCCTTGTGTAACTTTTAAAGTAACGTAGGTTGGGTCTATGTATTCTAAATTTAAATCACTACAAAATACACTTATTCTTCTTGTAATCTTATCGTATCTCATCTCCTCTAAGGAACCGTCTCTTTTTTTTACTTTCATTTTTATTTTCTAATTTTAAAAATCAACATCACCAAATGCAGAATCTAAATCTTCAGATTCGTTTGTTTTATTCACACCAGCTTTTTGATACTCGGCAACTCTTTTCTCAAAGAAATTTGTTTTACCTTGTAATGCAATGTTTTGCATAAAATCAAATGGATTCTCTGAGTTATAAACTTTAGATACTCCTAAGGCAATCAATAATCTATCAGTTACAAATTCAAGATATTGTGACATTAAATCTGAGTTCATACCGATTAAACGAACTGGTAATGCCTCAAGTATAAATTCTTTTTCAATCTCTAAAGCCCCACATATAATTTCTTTAATTCTTTCAGGTTTTACTTTATTTTGAATATGTTGATTATAGATATGACATGCAAAATCACAATGCATACCTTCATCACGAGATATCAATTCATTTGAAAATGTAAGTCCGGGTAATAACCCTCTTTTCTTTAACCAAAAAATTGAACAGAATGAACCTGAAAAGAAGATACCTTCAACCGCAGCAAATGCAATTAATCTATCAACAAACGACTCTGAATTAATCCATTTTAATGCCCAATCAGCTTTCTTTTTAACAGCAGGAATTGTGTCGATAGCATTGAATAAGAAATGTTGTTCATCTTTGTCTTTTACCAAAGTGTCAATTAAAAGTGAATATGTTTCACTATGGATGTTCTCCATCATAATTTGAAATCCGTAGAAAAACTTAGCTTCAGTATATTGAACTTCGTTTAAGAAGTTTATTGCCAAATTTTCATTTACGATTCCGTCAGATGCTGCGAAAAATGCCAATACATGTTTTACGAAATGTTGTTCGTCAGCATTTAGTTTATTTTCCCAATCAGAAACATCTTGTCCTAAATCAATTTCTTCAGCTGTCCAAAAAGACGCTTCAGATTGTTTATAGAACTTCCATAGGTCATGGTGTTCGATAGGGAAAACGACAAATCTCCCTGGATTGTCTTGTAATATTTTTTCAGTCATTTTGATTTTTTTTAATTTTTAACTACTAAACCTGCCTTTCTTTCTTGTGTCCTTTTGTAGACATCTGCCGCTCTAGTTGCTCTCTCTTGTACTTTTTGTTCTTCAAATCCAAGAAGAGTATTCTGTGTGTCGGTATCAATAACAAGATATTCATTATTGAACTTACAGTTTTGAAATATAACACCGTCTCTACCAATACGTGATTTAAGTAAAGTTAATGTTGCTAAGTTATTTTCTTTTTGTTCAAGTGTTTTAGCGATTGAAACAATTACGTGGGCAATTTGTGCTTTCTTAATTGATCCTCCCATTTGGTCACTATTAACAACTTCAGATGAAATTGATTCTCTATTACCTTGTGTCGCCGTCCATATTGCAATATCGAATTCACCTGTCATTGATTCTAAACTTCTCATAATAGAACCCTCTCCTTTCCATTCTTCTCCATTTACACTTCTTTCGGGAGATATACAATCAACATAATCAATGAGTAGCAAATCTATTTTAAATCCGTCAGAAATCAATTTTCTAACTTTATTTTTTATTTCAGATATTGTTACATTATCACTCGCTAATTTTAAAAGTTTAATTCCACCTTTAGATTGTACTTCAGCTTCTTTAACCTTTATTTTTACCTCTTCAGCGTTTTCTGGTTGATCTTTAGGTGCAACACCTGACCATATGGTATAATGTTTTCTTTTAATATTACCTGGATTATCTTCAAAAAACACTTGTAAAACATTATATCCTTGGTTATATGCCGTGTTAGCCATTTTAGTAAGTAAGGTAGTCTTACCAGTAC